TCATCTCCAAATGCTTACAGTAATGTAACTACATTAACAGTAAATGGAACAAATCAAGGTAGAGTAGATTTAGAATATGGAGGAACTTTTGGTGGTGCAATTTTAGCTTTATCAGGTCAAACACAAATAAAAGCAAGTGGTAGTTCACAAGTTATGGCGTTTGAAGTCAACGATGCAGAACGCATGAGAATAGACACATCAGGAAATGTTGCAATTGGAACTAGTAGTGCAACTCAAGGCAAAGTAGATATATTAGATGCTGGAGATTATGATGCTCATACTGGACATGGTTTAACCATAAACTCAAATGCAAATAACGCCTATACATCTATGTATATGGGTGCTGATGATTCTGTTGATGCTGCTTATATACAATCAGCAGGAAGAAATACATCTTTTACTTCTAAGAAATTACTATTAAATCCTAATGGTGGCAATGTTGGAATTGGAGACACTTCACCTGACCAAAGGCTTCATGTAAATTCAGGAGCATCAAATGTTGTGGCTAAGTTTGAAAGTACAGATTCTATAGCTGCTATACAGCTTAAAGATAATAATGGCGAAGCAGAAATAGGAGCTATTGGAAACGATATAGGCTTTTATCCAGCAGGTGCAGAGAAGGTCAGAATAACTTCTTCAGGCAATGTTGGAATTGGAACGAGTAGTCCTACTGCACCTTTACACATTGATGCTGCAGGTATGGGAGATATTTATTCAGGTTTAATCCAAAATTCAACCACAGATACAGACCATTACAATGTTGTTAGATTTATGCAAGGAGCATCAGGTTCAGCTACTGGATTTATAGGAACTGGTGGTTCTGCAACAGGCAATACTGCCTTTAGAAATAATTTTGCAATTGGTACACAAACTGCTAATTCTTTTGTATTGGCTACTAATGATACAGAACGTATGAGAATAGACTCATCAGGCAGGTTGTTAGTAGGTACTACAAGCCAAATTATTGGTACACATAATCATAAGTTAGGTGTTGTTGCTGCTGGTGTTGAAACACCGATTAGTACAGATGTCAATGAAACAGTAGACAGATATGCAATAGATTTTCATAACCCAAATGGTAGAGTAGGTAATGTTTTAACTAATGGAACATCAACATCTTTCAACACATCCTCAGATGCAAGACTAAAAGAAGTTACAGGTAAAGCTAGAGGTTTAGAGGTTATCAACGAACTTAACCCAGTATCATATAACTGGAAATCCGATGGCAAAGCAGATGAAGGTTTAATAGCTCAAGAAGTTATAGACATAGTGCCAAACGCTGTAACAGGTTCTGAAGAAGAACAATATTATATGGATTACAGTAAATTAGTAGTTCATTTAGTTGCAGGTATGAAAGAACAACAAACACAGATTGAAGCCTTACAATCTGAAATTAACTTACTTAAAGGAGAATAATTATGGCAAATACATATACATGGGATTGTAAAACAGTAGATGTTTACCCAGAACACGACAGTCATTCAGACGTTGTTTACAACGTACATTGGCGATTAAACGCAGAAAGCGATCAACAAGATGCTGAAGGTAATAACTACGCAGCTTCTGCTTATGGAACTCACAGCGTTAATGCAGATGACATATCAAGCTTTGTACCTTTTGCAGATCTTACTAATGACTTGGTTACTGGTTGGGTTACAACAGGTATGGGCGAAGATGAAGTAGCTAGTCTAAAGTCTGGACTAGACAATGACATTGACGGACAAATCAATCCAACAAGCGTAACAAAACAACTAGAAGGTTAATAATGCCTTTACTACCAGTCACCCCTCCAGCTGGAGTAGTCACCAATGGAACAGACTACGCTAATAAAGGGCGTTGGACTGATAGTAATTTAGTGCGTTTTCAAAATGGTTTTCTACGACCTATTGGTGGTTGGGAAAAAATAAGAAATACTGCTTTAACAGGTACGCCAACAGGAATGTTTGCGTACATTACCAATTCTGGTAAAAAAGTTTTAGTAGTTGGAACAAGGCAAAAGATTTATGTCAACCATGACGGAACTTGGCATGACATAACTCCTTCAGGCTTTGTATCTGACCTATCAACAGACCCACTTGGGTACGGTGCATATAACTATGATGTAGAAGACTACGGAGATGCTAGATCACAGTCTGGTTTATTCTTTGATTCTAAATCATGGTCTTTTGATAACTTTGGTGAAGACTTACTTTTCTGTTGTGCAAGTGATGGCAAGATTTATAAATGGTCGCCTTCTGCACCATCAACCATAGGCTCACAGCTAACTAATTCTCCTACAGGATGTTCTGGTGTTTTAGTCACTAATGAACGTCATGTTATAGCTCTGGGTGCTGGTGGTGATCCAAGAAAAGTACAATGGTCATCAAGAGAAGCAAGTACAACCTGGACAGCTGCATCAACTAATACTGCTGGTGATTTACAGATACCAACAGGCGGCAGAATATTAAGTGGTATTAAATGGCAAACAGATGTCATTATCTTTACTGATACAGGTATAGCAAGACTTTACTATACAGGTTCTCCTTTTATATACGGTATTCAAGATGCTGGTACTAACTGTAAAACTGCATCACCAAGAACAATAGTAACTTCTGGTAACTTCTTAGCATGGATGGGTGAAAACTCTTTCTTTGTTTTTGATGGATCAGTTAAAGAAATTAGGTGTGATGTGCATGACCATGTATTTGATAATATAAGATATTCATATAGACGTATTGCTTGTGGTGGTCACAACTCTAACTTTAATGAAATATGGTGGTTCTACCCATCAGGAGATGCACAACAAACACCTAATAAATATGTCATCTGGAACTATGTTGATAATGTTTGGTCAATAGGTGAAATGGATAGAGGATGTTGGATAGACCAAGGTGTCTTTGATTATCCTATCGCTTGTGATTCACTTGGTAATGTTTATCAGCACGACAGCACAACATTAAACAATTCAGAGAATTTAGGGACAGCAGTACCTTACGCACAATCAGGGCCTATCGAAATAGGTAACGGTGATAACTATGTGCAATGTAATCAGATACTCCCCGATGAAGAAGCAAATACATTACCTGGTGTTGTTATAAGTTTTACAGGAAGATTCACACCACTAGGAGCAGAAACAGATTTTGGTGACTTTACTTTTAATAGTGATGGTTACACCGATGCAAGATTTACAGCCAGACAAGTTCGTATGAAAGTGACTGGCGATACTGACCAGATGTTTCAGGTTGGTAATATACGATTAGATTTAAGAAACAGAGGTCGTAGATAGTGGCAAGAAAAACACTGACACGACCAGGTGAAGATTACGATAAAAACTATCTTAACTATTTAATATCAGAGATAGAATATCAAACAGGTATGACTTTCAACAAAGGTGAAAGAATACAAATAAATGGTGGTGATGCCACCGAGTTAGTATTGGTAAGTCCAAATGGAACAAAATATAAAGTTAGTGTCGCAGACAACGGAACACTCTCCACCTCCACAACAGTCTAAAGAAGACTGGGAACTAGAGTTTGAAAGGTTAGAGCATCATATTATTCGTGCATTAAAGCACCAAGATATGTATAATTTAACTGATATTAAAGAAAAAATAAGGGCTGGAGAGATGTTTATTTGGCCCAATACAGATTCAGTAATAGTGACTGAATTTGCAGAATACCCAAGATACAGAGTTTTAAGTATTAATCTGGTAGCTGGAAACTACAAAGAAGTGATAGAGATGTTACCCAGCTTGGAAGAATTTGCCAAACAATGTGACTGCAAGAAAATTATTGGTGGTGGTCGTAAAGGTTGGATAAGAAAATTAAAACCGCATGGGTTTGAAGAAATGAACTTATTAGTAAAAGAATTATAAAGGAATTATTATGGCACAAGCATTACCATACATTACAGCAGGAGCTACAGCATACGGAGCTTTAAAAGGTAGTGGAGACACACAAACATCAAGCGTTGATCCAGCGACACAGGCTCGTTACGATGATTTATACAATAAAGCTAAAGGTGTAGCTAACCAACCTTTTGTTCCTTATACTGGCCCAAGAGTAGCTGGATTTAACCCAGACCAATTACAAGGATTTGATGCAACAAGAAATATGTTCAATCAATCCATGGGTTATGATCCTAGACAGAAACTTAACAATCTAGCAAATCAACCAACGCCATCAGTCACACCTTTTACTGGTACAGCAACAGATATTAATAGGGATGATATAAGAGATGTAAGACCACAATCATTATTAAATACAAATTTAAGTGCATATCAAAATCCGTTTCAATCACAAGTTATAGACAATACACTTGGTGATTTAAACAAAGCAAGACAGATGCAAATACAAAGTGACCAAGATGCAGCAATCGGCAGAGGTGCTTTTGGTGGTTCACGTTCAGCTTTATTAGAATCAGAAACAAACAGAAAATTTGCAGAACAAGCAGCTAAAGCATCTGGTAATTTACGTTCACAAGGTTTTGATAGAGCTACATCATTAGCTGGTCAAGATATAGGAAGACAGTTTGATGCAGATAGATATATGTCTGATGTAGATAGACAAGTCTCTATGGCTAATGCTGGTTATGGCAATCAGTTTGGTATGGCTAACATGGATGCACAAAACAAAGCAAGATTTATGCAACCACAGTTAGAAATGCAAAACAGAGGATTCCAAGCTGGTTTGTTAGGAAATCAATTAAGCGACCAGTACAGAAACTTAGGTTTATTATCTGGTATAGGTTCACAACAGCAAGGACTACAACAAGCTGGAATGGACTCTGGTTACAACGAGTTTATGAGAGCATTAAATTATGGCCCACAACAACTTGGTTTATTATCAAGTTCAGTCTTTGGTATGAATCCAGGAACAGTACAAAATTATGACCAAGGTACAGCTGGAAGAATTGGTAGTGCAGTAACTTCATTAGATACTTTGTTTGGCGAAGGCGGAATTTTTGGATAGGAAATAATTATGGCAATAAGAGATTTTAACAACCCAATGGGATTACTAGGATTAAACAACAATCCTACAGGCTCACTTGGATTAGATATGGCTCCTATTCTTGAGGCTAGAGCAAAACAAGCTAAAGAAGAAGAAGATAAAAGAAAAAGATCTGAAAGGTTTAGTAGGTTAAGAAACTTTGCTGATTCTTTACAAGCAATGAACGCTGGTCAATCTGGTAACTTTGGCGCACAAAATCAGTTTTTAAATAACATAGACAGAAGAAGAGCTGAAGAGGCTGCTAGATTAGAAGAAATTGAAAAGAAGGAAAAACAAGCTCAATTCATGTCAATACCAAAACAGGTATCAAGAAGCAGTTATGACAATAATCAAGAATATTATCGAGCAGTTGGTCAAGAATATATTGATAAAGGTTATATAGACCAAGGATTAAAATTTTTAGAAATTGGCAAACCTGTAACACCCAAAGACTTTACAAATACAATTTTAAGCGAAAGAAAAGTAGTTGAAAAACAATATACTCCTGTAAAAGAAAATTTATTAAATTTTCAAAAATTAGATACTGCATTAACCTCCGACTCTGGAACTGGTGCTTACTCTGCTTTATTGCTTTATTTGAAAAATTTAGATGGTTCTGTTGTTAAGGCCGAAGAGGTAAACTCATTTAACCAAATGCAAGGAGTATTAGGGCAATTCGATGAAACCCTGTCAAGAACAAAGGGTGAGGGCATGACACCAGAAATGAGAACACAAATTAGAAACATTGCGGCTGCCGCAACTCAATTAACCCTGAAAGGATATGAAGATTATCTCACAGGATCAGAGGCTACATACAAAGCCTTGGGTTTAAATCCAGATTTAATTTATTCTGGTTATAGAATAGACACATCAGGTCTAAATTTTAATGATGTAGGGACTGAGTTTTTTAGTAAAGAAATTATAGGCAGGTTGGTGGACTAATGAGTAAAACTTTTAAATCAGATGAATTCGGAGATTTGCAAGTACCTGATAACTTTGCAGAATTATCAAAAGAAGAACAACAAGCCATATTACAAAAAGCTATTTTAATAAAAAATAAAAATGTTGTACCTATGTCAAACCTTAAATATGCTCAAGGTTTAGTAGATCAAGGTGTGCAGGGTTTTACTATAGGTTCTTCAGATGAGAATCGGTGGCGCATTTTCTGAATTAGTAAATTTACCAAAAACAATATTTACAGACCAAGAATTTGGAGACTCTTTTAAAAGAAGAGTTGATAAAAAACGAAAAGATTACAAAGAGTTTCAAAATCAATATCCAGGTGCAGCTCTTTCAGCTAATATTGTTGGTTCAGCTGCACCAATCGCAGCTTCGGCTTTACTAGCACCTTTTACTGGTGGCACATCAGTGGGAGCAACTACAGCAGCCACAGGCGCAAGACTAGTTCCTCTTGCGGCAAAAACAAAAAATGTATTAGACAGCTCAAGACTATTAGCTGGTGGTATTGTAAAGCCAGGAGCGACATTACCACAAAGAACTTTAGAAGGTCTTAAAATGGGTACTACTCAAGGATTATTTGGCGGAGCTGCTTATAATGAGTCTGACTCAGATACTATACTTGGAACAGCAAAAGATAAAGCATCAGATTCAATTATTGGAGGAGCAGCAGGAGCTACAATAGGTACTGTGATTCCACCTCTTTTAACTGGGGGTAAAAAAGTAATATACGATCCTTTGTCAAAACTTTTTACAAGAGTAACATCAGGATCACCTATTTTTACAAAAAACGAACTTAAAGCAATTAAGGATATTGGTGATGCTTTCTCAAGAGATGAAATAGACGCAAACACAGTAATTAAACAATTAGAAGAAAATATTTCAGCAGATAAATTAGAGGGTATAGCTCCAGTAGATATATTGGTTGACTATGGCGGAGAAGCTGTAAGAAGAAGATTAAGGTCAATGAATATTACTAATCCAGGTTCAAGAATTTCTGATACATTAACAGAAAGAGGCTCTGGTAGCGTGGAGGGTAAGGCTACAGATATGATTGAGGGTAGTACTTCTAACTTACAATCAACTAGGATTGCAAAGTCTGTAGAGGGAGCTTCTGAAAAAACTATTGAAACTAAAGGAATAAATTTAGCAGATGGTATTGAAGAAATTGAAAAAGCTGCACAAAAGGAATTAACTCCTCTATATAATAAGGCTTATGCTAAAAACAAAGCAGTTGATAATTTAGAACTATATCAATATTTAGATCAGCCAATTTTACAAAGAGCATACACACAGGCCAAAAAAGAGTTTGCAGAAAAACTTAGTGGAGATAAGAGAAGTCTTATAGATATACCAGATTTTAAAAATTTGTTTATAAGAGAAGAGGGAGAAATAGTTGGTGTAACAAAAAACTTACCCTTGGAATTTTTAGATTTAATTAAAAGAGCTGCTGACAGCAAAACTTTTAACTTAAAAACTTCTAGTGTTGGTTCAGAAAAAATAACTGAAGCTGCTGCAATAAATAGACAAAAAATTGCTAATAACTTTAGAGATTTATTAAAAGGTTCTGTTGACGGAGATGAATATGTTGCTGTTCTAAACAATGCTTCTGATAGATTTTCTTTAATAAAGGCTTATGAGTTAGCTCCAAAATTACAAAAAAAATCTATTAAACCTGAAGTATTTGAAACAGCGTTTAAAGGCCTTAAAAATGAAGTTGAAAGAGATGCCTTTAGGCTTGGCGTGTTTAAAGAAATTACAGAACAAATAAACGCACTTGGAGATAATACAGATTTATCAAAAAAATTATTAGATTCACCTAATGTAAGAAATAAAATTAATATGTTATTTGTTGGAAATGAAGAGGCCAAAGAAGTCTTTTTAAGAAGATTAATAAGAGAAAGTAAAATTGCAAAAACAGCACAAACAGTTCTTGGCGGATCAAACACCGCAGAAAAAACTGCCGATGCTGGAAGGCTTACAGCTTTGACAGATTTTATTGTTGGTGTAAGAGATCCAGGAAGTTCTGCTGGTTTAAGAGGTCAAGAGGCTACAGCTAGTAGAGTAAGAGATGCAATTTTTGACCCAGAAGGGAAGCAAAGAAACGCTTTGTTAGATGTTTATTTAACTCAAGACCCTAATAGACAAAGAAAAATACTTGAAGCTATGACGCAAACCCAAAGAGATGAATATATAAATAATTTATTACAAAACACAGCTAATAGAAGTGTTATAAGATCATCCGTGCCACAAGGAATAGAATTGTTAAATGACCTTCTTAAATAACATGACATACCATGACACGCAGATCGGAGCGAATAGGTAGGAGTGGAGAATACTTAACCTGCTCAGTACTGGCGAGAGAATCAGACACCGTTACAATAATGCCTCATACATCCCATGCTG